TCTTACCCTCAAGGTAGTCCTTGGGTTCGTCAAGGACGACAATCTCGTCACTAGTCTCTAAGTATTTTTCAAGGCTAGGCCAGATAATCTTAGCCAAGGTGGCATCAAGGTTCCACGTATCATAGTCATGGACCTCGACCTTGACGTTCTGAGGCTTACCGTTTTTCTTGTACCTACCAATCTTTACAAACATAAAAACCCCTTATATATCAAGGACTTAGACTAGATTCCGCAGACACCACCTTTACAGGAGTCATGCTCTTGGAACTCCACGCCTGTTTGGTTGTGCGCTTCTGAATATGGCACCGAAACAAGAGGTTGTCCACCCCGGCTCCCGTCTGGGTAAGCTGTGAAACCCCGCAGCCTTGGGGCAAACTTGGCAAGGGTCTTGGCAAACCCATTGACCGTATCTTCGTTATTGAACTTGGTCCCCCAAGCAGGGAGGTTAATGGTACTTGAGATAGCCATATCTACGTAGTCCTGCACATCAGCTTGGAACTTGATACGGCGTTCGTAGTCCTTAGCCAAATCCACAGCACTCTCAATCTTATCAGGGTCAACTCCGTAGTGCTTGATAAGTTGGTCGGCTGCACTGTCAATAACGTACTGGTAGTGCCATTCCTTACCGTTCTTCAAGTATCGACGTTTGTAAGCCACGGCAAACACCGGCTCAATGCCCGTAGTTGTACCAGCCATGATACCGATAGTTCCCGTAGGTGCAATGGCACGGAAGGCAACAGGCGTACTGATACCTAGTTTGGTTGCGTATTCCTTGGCTCCAACCTCAGACCCACGTTTCCACTCACCAAGCCATTCCTTGAACTCATCGTTAACTTCATAACGATAGCCCTTGGAGATAAGCCACTCGTGGACGCCCATGAGACCAAGCCCTAAGCGTCGGTTCTTTTCTCGCACCTTCTTAACCTTGGCATAAGGAAGGTCAGCAACAAGGGTTCCACACAGAAGAAAGATACCCCCAAGGTAGGACACTTGATAGAGTTCTTCCTTTGTAGCAATGCGGCTCATGTTCACCGACCCAAGATTACACACATCCGAGTCATCCTCAGAGGTTACTTCGCAACATGCGTTACGTAGGGTCTCATTCTCCTTGGCTCCGAAGTTAAAGGACAGTCCCGGCTCACCTGTCTTGGCTGCTTGCTTGCAGTTGTCGAGGAACATCTTAGGAAGTTGCCCATCACCCTCAAGAAGTTCCGAAAGAAAAGCATTGTCGTAGTTGAGGGATATGTTTGTCATGTCCAACGGACACGGGAAGTTGAAGTCCTGTTCCTTAAGTTCGCCAAGGGTCAGGCCACTTGTTCCCGCTGGCATGTCGTTCCAGTTCTTAGCGTTAAGGAACTCGATAGCGTCAGGATGCCGCCAATTGAGAGAGGCGTAGATAGCAGACCGGCGAGACCCACCTTGCATGACCTCACGTCCAATCTCGTTAATCATCCGCATCTTGGAAACTGGACCCGAGGCAACACCACCCGTGCGCTTCAAGGGGGAGTTACGGGGACGATACACAGAGTAGTCAATCCCGATACCACCGCCTGTGGCAAGGCAGGACTCCGCCTTCCAAGAGAGTTCAGCCCAGTCCTCTCGCGAGTCGGATTCAGCCCGAAGCAGGAAGCAATTGTTGAACGCTTTGAATGAGCGCCCAGCGTAGTAAAGGTAACGTCCACCGGGAATAAATTTCATCGTAGCAATGATGTCTCGGATAGCGTCTTTGACATCTGAGGGAACAAAGTCACGGCACACATCTTCAACAAGAGTGGCGGCTAGTTCTTCCCAAGTCTCAGCGCCTTTATGACGATACTTGTAGTTGAAAATGTCTTCACTGAATGTAGAACGAAATGGGGCGGTTACAGTAGTCATACTCTTTAATCTTTATCCTTATGGTTCTTAATGGCCCCGGTTCCGAGGCAGGTTACGCACAATGTGATTCTCTCTACGGTATAGCCCTTGCCGTTACAAGTGGGGCAGCGCCTATACATCAACTCGTAAGGTCTTACAACTTCAGGCACTCGACCTCTCCTCCTGTGCTGCTGTCGTACTTACACGCAATCTCCACAGCTTTCCTTGCACTGGCACCAGCTTCTAGGGCAGCCATGGCAATCTTCCATCCTGACCCAATGGCATAGAACGGGGCGTCCCATTCCACAATCCCATCAGGTTCCCAATACTCAACAGCCCTTGTCGCCTTTCGGATCACAAGGACACACCCATCATCCCCCTTGTCCCCGGTCACAGACTTGAGGGAGGGCATCTCTTCATCCCCACGGACAAAGGCACGCATCCACCTCTGGGCAATAGAGGCAGTCCCGGCAGCACCAGCCAAGTCCCCATTAGGGTTCCTGCCGATCTTGGTCACACGTCCCATGTCAGGGGTGAGGAGTGTGTCAGCAGCGAGGGTCCCGTTCTTTAAGGCTATCGTAGTTATGGCTAATGAACTTTCTTGGAACGGGAGCGGGACTTAGGGGACGGAGGTTCAGGAATGTCCGTATCCTCATGATCCTCAGTCTCGGCAAGCCCTTGGGTAGCCTTAAGGAACTCAGAGGATCGTTTCATTTGAATACCTAGGGCAAGCATGATGATGTCATCCTCGGATGCTCCGTGGGCGGCTACTGACCGAAAAAGAAGTTGATAAAGGGCGGACAACCTAACCCACTTATTGTAGATAGGGCTAGTCCCCCCAGCAGTATTAGATATATCAAGGGGTTGGACACCTTTATCCCCGAACACTTGGGCCTCAGTGCTGTGAAGTTTGTCAATGAGGTTTCCAAGGACATCAGAAATCTCGCTGAGATTCATCATAATTGCACACCCAGAGGACGTGAACTCGGGGAAGTCTGGGGTGTCATCGGTCATGGAAGGATGCCTTGGCCCAGCAGCCCTAGGCCAACAATGTTAGACCGGATGGCCCAGTGTTCCTTGGGGGTTTCATACTTGATGATGTTAACCTCTACCCGTGTCTCGCCTCGGGAGTGCCAATAGGCCAGAATCTTGTGCCTCAGGCGCTTAGCCCCTTGGAGATTGGTGAGGCTATCGGGGATGTGTTCGCTGGGGAAATAGGGACGGGTCAAATTTGGGTCTCCTTTGTAAGGGTGAACAGTTTTTCAACGCCACGTTTGCTTCCAGTGTCTTTGACTAAGGTGTTATTAACTTCTTTAGACCACACACATTTCCAGTGTTCGGGCGCTGTGTACTCAGAAACAAAAACCTTATGGCCTTCGTCAACCTTTGATTCACACCAGACCCAAAACTTGTCATGGTCAAAACCCCCAGTTGCGTACTTAGTGGTATCTCGGTACGGCGGATCACAGTAGATAATTGAATTAGATGGAATGTACAATTCATCGTAAGGGCGATTGACAAAAACTACACCCTGTAAGGCGTCTTTTTGTTCCATAATAGCGGCATAAGAACGCCTTGATTGTGTTTTCATGTTGTCAATACAACCTTTTGTCCCGGCGATGTCCCTCCGATAGCCCCCGAAATACTTACCGCCAAATGACAAAGAAAAACCAATGTACGCTTTTAGCGCAAGGTCTTCTGTTGTTTTTGCTTTTTCATAATCGTCCTCGGACACAAAAGATGGCGGCACCCACCCGTCTTCCGTCAACGCTTTCCACATAGTGATAAGTGGGGTATTCACATCGGCTGCAATACGTGGTCCCGTAACTTTATCGAGCATGTTCGCCCCACCCACGAACGGTTCAACATAAACTTGTCCCTCTTTTCGCCCACGTAAAACATGTGCAAGAATTTCTTTAGCGTGACGTGCTTTTGATCCCATGTATTTCATAGCGTGATATCCCTCAGGGTCGCTTTCATCTTCATCAGTCTCATAAAAGTATCTCGCACAAGGCTTGGGTCTAGGGAAGCTAGGTCACACACCTGAACAAAGTCTGTGTCCCTCGTGATGATTTCACTTCCGTCTTCCTCAAGCCAGTCAAGCACCGTCTTTCCTTCATATAACCAGTGAACGGCGTCTTTGTAAATACCCCTAGAGCGTTTTAGGACTACATCATTATAGTGCTTCATACGTTTTTCAAAGGTAGGGCTATCGGTGTCGGATGGGGGTGGGCTGGCATCAACGGTTGGACCCCTTAGGACATCGAACAAGGCACGGGTAATCACGGCCCTCCACAGTATTGTCATCTTGTCGTCCACAAGGGAGGATTCAAGAGGGGGAAGGGGGAAATGCTCAAACAACCCTATAGTCAAAAGAGAGGCTTCAAACTGGGTCCAGTCAGCTAATGTCTCTAGACATACCTTGGGAGCACTTAAGACTGAATACTCGGTATCACTTTGACTCATGTGTATTCTGGTAAGCTTCGTAGGCAGCTTTAAGTTCCTTGAACACAGGCGCTAAATCATGTCCATAGTCGGTAAAATACCTAAGATCGTCAGCCCACTTAAGAAGGTTTTCCACTGCATCCAAAAGCGTTTTATCTAACATGCAAACCTCAGAATACCAACACAGATACCCAGCACAAAAGAACCCCCTAACCCTACAAAATAACAGGAAAGGATCACAAAGCCATCCAATTTTGTCCAGTCACTCATGTTATTTCTCCTCACAAAAAATTCCACACTCACCTCCAATGCTCTTGGACTTACGCCCTTTCATGTCTTCGGTGAGTTCATCAAGGAAGATTCGCTTTCCCTTGTACTTAACTAACTTGGCTTTAATCTGACGCGACAGGGTTGCACGCTGTTCAAACACATCAGGGTACGTTGACTTAACTAGGTTCCAGTACCAAGGAGATGAAGATTTAACACACCCAATACAATTTGCGTTGGGATACCCTAGAGAGTAAATAGCAGGAAGTTCAAGCCCAGCTTCTTTGATTATGTTAAAGCAATCCTCTTTTGTTATACCGTTATCTATCAAAACGTCAAGAAGGTTATCCCGTTCAAACATTTTGAACCGATCACTGCGGCGCTTTTCTTCAACAGTAAACCCTAGAACAAGCCAGTCGTGTTTATTAGATGCTTCCCAGTGTTGACGGGCTTCTTTCTTTAGAATCATTGTACAAGGGGCACCCGCAACACCCGCCATGTAGCGACGGTCTTTCCAAACCTGTTCCACGGAAGCCTCGGGATACTTGGGATTCAAGGCAAACTCAATGGGGTGATTAAGCCACGCTTCGACATCCTTCAGGAATCTCTGGTTGTCTGGGTGTTCTTCTTTAATGGGGTTATTCACGATACGTACAGTACAGAGATTACCATACTTTTCAAGAGTCCTCTTGGCTGCAACCGCTGACGCAGCACCGCAGGAGAACCATACAACAATCGTATCACCTTCTTTAACAGACATCAGGTTTCCTTAGTCCTGTTAGGGTTTGAGGCATGGACTATCTTGGAGAGGTCAGTCCCAACCACGTAATCAATCTCGTGCTTGATGCACCAGTCCGAATACTTGGCCTTCTTTGATTTGGTTAGGTAGTTATCCCGCATGAAAACCATCACAATCCTCAAGCCCGGATTGGATTTCTTGACGTACAGGATTTTCTTTCGGTCCTTAGGTAGCCATCGCCCTTTGGTTTCATAGACCGTGTGCTTGTTGGTCTTGAGGAATGGGTCTGTGTACACGAAGTCAGGAAGGTAGGTTCTTTCCTCGACAACAGAGTAGGTGATACGGAAGGGTTCGTACCTCAGGGGAATCTTGGTGTAGTTGTCCTTCCAGAACTGTTCTTCGAACTTGGACCGAAACGGAGGGGGTTTCCCTTTCTTGTGCTTCCTAGTCCCCGGCCCCTTGGCCTTTCGGATAGTCGTGTTGACAATCGTGCCTACGACTGAGTTGGACTTGGCCTTGGCTCCGGCAGGCTTCTTGATACGCTTAAGGGGACGACTAAGACTCATTTAATTCCATACGAAATGACTGTACCAAGAAGGGCTCCTCCGACAGTCATCATTGAGATTCCCTTGAAAGAGTTGAGGTCTTTACGAACATGTGCGTATCCCCCGAGAACCCAAACAATCCCGAGTGTAATAAAGATTTGTGCGAACACGGGGTCAATCATCTAACAGCACCTCCGGTACGTCTGGTTCCCTTACCACATGGCTCAGGTATTTTGTTCCGTTTGCGTACTTAAACGCTCTTAGGTTAGGAAAGCAACCCCCCCTTACCTTAAAGGGGCACATCCCGCACAGTTTGTTGATTTCCATGTTACCCCCTTTGCCGAACGGGATGGGTTCATAGCACAGTTCACTAGGCGGGGTATCCTTTTCAATGACCTTTCTTACGTGTTCAATACGAGACTCCACCTCACTCTTTGGCTTCAGGCCAGTGTCCTTATCGAGAAGGCACATGGTCAGTTCACCTGAGGACTTATCGGCCACTAGGAACCCAGCTTGTTGCTCCTCCTGCTCTTGCTCACCTGTGACGTAGAAACTAATCTGGTCCTTATACCCGAACGGGTCTACCTCCGGGCTTGGCATAAGGAACTCACCACTCTTGAACTTGATAAACGAGTAAGGGGACGCACTCTTTACGTCTACAAGCACACCATCAATCTTGGCGTCAAGTGAACCAGTGACACCCTCAAGAGACACCTCCTTTTGAAAGTCTGTGACCTCGTGTCCTGAGAGCCGAACAAGAAGAAGGATAAGGGCTTCAGTAAGGGAGCCGTACAGGAACGTAATAGGCCGATACGAAACAGAGTGGGCCTGTTTTCCTTCAGTCCTAGACATGAACCACAACTTGCGGTCAGGCGTTCCTAGGACAGACGGCCTGATACGGAACTCTTGGGGTGCTTGACGTTCCTTTATGAACCGGGTGACTAGGTTCTCACAGTCGCAAAGGAACTGGGTGATAGCCCCGTCTTGTTCATGCTCACCAAGGGCTTCACTTTTAGCTCCCGAGATGTACTCGTAGATGTCAGGGATGAGGGTGGAGATATTAGTCATTCGGAATCTTCGTCTTCTTTTAGGTCTAGAAAGTTTTCTTCAGGAATATTGTTGTTTATCTTAAACCGTTGCTCAAGACTAGCGTATTCGCGCTCGTCAAACCGTTCTTTTACAGGGACTGCCCAATCAACGGCTGACCACCATGTAATTTTAGGATCAGTAACACTGGGAACTAGTGGTTTAACAAGATAATAGAAATCCCATTTGTCTTCCCCAAACCCCACCAAACGGCACGGTGTACAAAGACCCATAAAGACAATTTCGTTGAAATGATCCTTACAGAATTTGCGTAGGGTCTCCCTAATGGCACTCACTATAGCACCGATACAAATGTGTTGATGTTAAACTCGGGATTGTCTTCCTCGGCCAGATACCTGTGACCTTGGTTGAATACAGATTCCATGGCTGTGTCCTTTTCCTCTAGTGTCTTTTGACGTAACATGGCCAGATACCTAGCACGTTCACGGTGAACGTCAAGAGACTCAGCGGGCCTATGTCTTTCAGGCTTGGATGCACGTAGAACTACAGTCATAATTACATCTCCGTATAAAAGATTTGACGTACAAAGAGAAGGTTTAAAGGGATTCTAAAGACCCCTTCCTAGTCCGCTTCCCGTTAAATCTTAACGGGCTGGCCGTGCATTACGCGGCTCACGTCTAGGATCGTGTACTCCCGTCTTTGTTCGGGTCAGGGATGCTCCCTGTCTTTCGCTCCCACGTCAAAACTCTAACAAAATAAGTGTGGCCCTCGCAAATCCGGTAACGCTAAGTCGATTGCTGACTAGGGCGGACTTGTCTTATCCACACAGTTCAAGGAAGGACCACACGAAGGGCGGGCAAGACGTGGCCGATCCTAAAGGGAACTTTAACTACTTACGCTTTACAACAGACTTCGGCTTCCCCTCTGGGATCGGAGTTTCCAGTGCTTCAAACGGATCACCACCATCCTCGGCTTCTTCCTTCGACTCAGCATAGACAACCTTGCTCGGGGTTGAACCAACCGTGTAGCCACCCTCGATTACCTTGAACCCACCGGGGCCACGGGTTGAACCCTCAGGCACTTTGTACTCAATGAGGTCGATCACCTGCACTGCGTCAAAGGTCGGCAGCATGGGCTTACGTCCGGGCTTCACGGGGTTCTTGCGATAGTCGGGCAGGGCACCACGCACCGAGACAAAGGAACCGTTACCAATGAGGATAGTCGTTGGCATCTCGTTACCAGCAGCGTCCACGGTCTTTGGCTTACGGCTGAGTTCCGTGGTGTCCTCAGTGATCTTGCTTTGGAACTTGATGATGTTCCTTCGGACATTGCCGTCCTTGTCCGTCTTCTCACCCACGGTAATCTTGAGAGCCTTCAGGGCGGGGATCACTTCGCTAAGACCCTTGTACGTGGTCCGTTCACCCCAGACGTTCAGGGTGGAATCCGCAGTCAGTTCAAGTTCCGTGGTAAACATCGGAGGCTTGTTGAACATCGTGTCAGCAGGCCGGGGCTTGTGATTAAACATAAAATAGGCGTTGCCGGTCAACTCGATGCGCGCCCATGCATTATTGTTGTCACTCATGTCTTACTTACTCACTCCTTAAATATGGGCTTCATTGCCCTTCTCTCATTGTAATGGACTTTAATCCTAAAAGCAAGCCCTAGTTAACCCTTTGTTTTCTTTAGATTCTTGGGTCCATACTTAATTTCGGCGTACTTGCGGATGATCTTGGCAATCTTTGAGAATGTGAAGTTGTGAAGATCGTTCAGATTGGCAAGAGAATCCGATGGAATATACACTTTAGAACCCTCCTTAACCGTTTTCACAATGTCTGTTCCGTACTTCTCCTTAAAGCCAAAGTAATTACGGACAGACATAGGGGGTGCGCCATTGCGGGAACGAGCAGGAGCCGCATAAGTCACATCAGTAACCCACTTACCTCTCTTAGAGATGTCACAGGCAACACCGAGACAACAGAACGTACCGGCACTAGTACGAAGTTCGTCCATACCTTGCTTGTACTTACGGGACACAAGGGCATCAGCCCATTTGTTCAGACGCTTGTAATACACATTGTTTGTTACAGCCATGTTACCAGTTCTCCTTCTGACTATCAAGTAGGTTTGAATGTATCAATGTACATCCGCCCAAGACATACCTACTGCAAAGTTGGCTGTCAAGGGGCACAGAGAATTAAACCGCATCCCTGTCTCTTTCACTGACTTTACAAAGGCCATGCCCACTTCTTCTGCTACAGACTTGTCTGCTGTCATCACCAATTCGTCGTGAACAATTGCACGGATGTTGAAGGGAAGTGCAGTCTTTACAAGGTCTACCGTAGCATGAGCAATGACACACTTCTCAAAAGATTGCAAGGCCCCAGCAAGTGCTAGATGTTTACTCATCACTGGAATACGTCTGCCATCTAGGGCCACAAGATAACCTTGCTTAGCCCACCGTGGGATCAGAGTCTGCTTCAAGGTAGCCACCCCCGGAACCTTCTCCATGAACAGCCTAGCTGCGTCTTCACCCATCTGGGCATCACCCCCGAGGAGTGTCCCTAGTTTAGGGTTGCCTGCCCCTAGAAGAAAAGCATAGAGCCACCGCTTGGCACCACTACGCTTCACGCCACCGAGGTATTCGGCATGAACGTTGTGCATGTCCACGGAAGGGTCCGACACAAGAGAAATGTAGTCTTTATCCCCTGTGTAATGGGCGAACCCGCGTAATTGGATAGCTGTAAGATCGGCCCCAACCATGACCTGATTAGGGATACGTTTATCGACAGACCAGCATGAACGCATCTCATAGCCGTAAGCCCCATCTTCACCTGTAATTGGCTCACCTTCATCCGTGAACAAAGCGGAAGGAACATTGGCAGTGTTAGGGTTCCGGTGGTTCATTCTTCCGGACCAACTACCCGTTGCATTGATCTGTCCGTGTACGTAGGAGTTACTGTCAACAAGGTCCAGCCACTGGCTTGTGGTCCTCTCCCGTGACCGAAGCATGAGGTACGTCCCAAGAAGCCTGACCTCATCAGGCATGGCGTCTAGGTCTTCCTTTGTCAGTTCGTCAGCATCAAACTTGGGGTTCCCTGCCGGGGTGTAAGTCTTAGGCTCCCACCCACAAGCAAGGAGACGTTCAACCCTTTGTGTCGGGCTGTCCAGATTGAACTCCCGGAACTCGATAAGGGAAAAGGGGCCTCCTACTAGGTTAGGGTCCGTCTCCGAGATGCACTTCGTCTGAGCACGGCTAAAGCCACCGCCCTTAGTCGGCTTAGGGTCTACCTCCCGAAGAAGATAAGACTTAGGGGGAAAGACTTTGCGAATGTCCCGTTGGATTCTGTCTGCCTTGGACTTGGTTTCCACGTAGAGAGCCATGGCTTTTTCTTGGTCTAGGTAGAAACCCTCCTTGTGCATATCAGCCAAGAGCCACGAGAGTTCGGTCTCACAGGCAATACTCTCGGCGCTAAACCCTTTGAGTTCTTTAAGGACAGCCTTAAGAATCAGATAACCTTGGTAAGTATCCAGTTGGTTACGTTCAAGCATTTCTTTTGAAAATTTCGACCAATCCTCGTGGCTTTTTTTCTTTTGCCCAAAGCGCAAAGCCCACGCCTCCACCGAGTGCGCTGATTTAGCCCCGGCTGGAATCTCACGAGCACTATTCGCTAGACGAGATAGCACAAGAGTATCTTTTACCTTACTTCTATCGACTGTGATATTAAAAACTTTCTCGATGTAGCGAATATCGTAGTTAATAGCGTTATGCCCTACAAGCATCTTAGCTCGTAGGCAAACTTCAGGCAGTAAGTGAATCGTTTCAGGTGTCAGAGACCAACATTCATCTGGTCTATCAAAATTTAGGAACGAAGCACACCAAAAAATATCGGGGTCCAAGCCGTTAGTTTCTGTGTCAAACACGTATCTAGTGTTCTCTAGGTCCAGACCTTCCAAGGTTTTGATGAGTGTAAATTTTGCGGACATGATCTAAGAAAAAATCCTTTGTGTGCCGTAACTTCATGTAATTGCAAACTTTACAACACGGAGTAATGTTGTCAACACTGTAACCCTTTGTGCTATCTATTCTGTCTACTCCGTTGTAAACCAGTGTATCTGCTTTAATTCGTCTAGGGTTGAAGTAAGTACTTGGTGCACATCCACAGTAAGAACAGGTTTTAGAGATAGTCTTGGTAAAATCTTCAAGAGATATAGCAAAATTTATCTTCTTTGCCTCGGCATTCTTTTTGTAATTTTTATACAGGAGTTCTTCGTGCGTGAATACACTGCAATGCCAGTCTGGCTGTTTCGTTAGATTTTTACAACCACAAGAAGGGTTGGTGTACGGGTACGATAGTGACCGATGTGTCTTGATTATCTCTTTTCCGCAAACGCATAAACACCTCCACGTGTAAGGTTTTTCGTATGATTCGACCTCAATAACTTTTATATACATCCCGCAAGATGTATTTCTGTGGTCAAGAATTTTTGTACCTTCAATATAAACACGAGGTACTGGCTGTTTTTTGAGACATCCACAGCTTCTTGTACGGTTGTTACGTAATGAATCTACACGGACAACACGCTCTTTCCCACAATCACAGAGACACAACCATCGCGTACCCTTTTTACTACCTGTACCGATAAGTTCTAATACAGTGAGTTTTCCGTACCTCTTTCCTTTAATGTTTAGAGTTTTACCAACAGGTTCCAAAAGTTATTTTCCTAGTAGACTATCCATGACAGGGGTTTCTTCAACCTCTTTACGGTAGCGGTTAGTCTTCAGTTCCTCGATATGCTCCTCTATACGGCTCTTGTCAATCTCCGTGAAGCTGGCCTTATCATTGTCGTACAGCAGGTAACATGCAGGCCCAGTTCTACCCGTCTTGCGACTCTTCAGTACACGGACAGTCACTACGTTACGCATGAAAGGGTCATCGTGCTGACCATTACGCTCTAGGCCAATCACCACGTCAGCGAGTTGCCCGATACCTGCGGAGCCACGGAGTTGGCTGAGGCTCGTGACACCACCCTCCTCGTGACTATCAGAACCGTTAGGACGTTTGAGGTGTGAGATAAGAAAGATAGCAAGGTCCAGTTCCTCACACAGTTGGCGAAGCCGTGTCATAATCTCGTCTAGGGCTTTGCGCTCATCCCCGTTCTCTTGGCTAGATACGATAATCGAGACGTGATCCAAGGTAATATATTTCGCCCCAAAATTCACGGCAAGATACCTGACCTGTTCGCACACCGAGTCAAGGGAGGAGGAACCAAAGTGATCCCAGAACATCCAACGATCATCGCTGAACAGACGCTTCCAAGACTTGAACAGGTCTTGCTTGTCTGTCTCGTCAAAGATTTGGGGGTTGTTAATGTTCTTCTGAAGGTCAATAGCCATCAACTGATAGATAGACTGCTTGACTGATTCTTCTAGGTAGATTTCCCCTAGCTTGTCAGATGTCGTATTGAACAGGTGGTACTTGAGGTCTTTAACAATCTGTGTCTTACCGACGCCCGAGCCAGCCGTGATGACGTAGAGACCGGGGGTATAGATGCCCCAAAGAAGTTCGTTCAGGCCCGCGTAAGGCCAATATGCAACGGGCTTTGGATCGTGTTCGGTAATGAACCTTTGTGTCTCAGACGAATAGACAAGACCGTCAGGGCGATAGGGCTTCTTGTTGTTATACCACGCCCTTCGGAACTCATCCTCTTTTCCAGCCTTGAGGTATTCGTTGGCGTCCTTGAGAGCGAGGTCTAGGATAGATACCTTGACACCTGTTCCAAAGGACTTAGCCAACGCTTTCGCGCCCTTTCGCCCCGGCTCATCGTTGTCAAAGCAGATAACCACCTCTTCAAAGGAGGAAAGGAACTTGATGTCCTCAGGGGTCAGGTTCTTAGCTGACTCTGCCCCAGACACAATTGACACAGCGGCGTACTTGGACCCGAACATCTGGTACACAGCCATGGCATCTTCCTGTCCCTCGGTGACAGTGATTGCCCGCTTGGATGTGCCGGTATTATTAAAGAGGACATTGCCAAAGAGACCAGCCCTGCGGCTGTCCCCGTGCCAGTAGAACTTCTTGTCCGAAGTCTTTTGCTTGTATCCGACTAGGTTCCCGTTGTAGTCATAGTGGGGAAAGTAAAGGTTGGTCCCGTCCTCGGAACACGTTACCCCAAAGGCGTTGAATGTTTCTTCGGTAAGCCCTCGGCCCCAGTGGTCATCACCGGGGGTAAACTCATCAGGCATACTTACAGGTGCTTGATTACTTGTCATAGAGGTCTTGTATTCTCTTTTACGTTGGAGGTCAACGATTGTATCATTATCCTCAGGATCATCCCAAATCTTCCCGCAGCTAAAGCACTTATTATACAGGGATTGTTTAACGGTGTGTAGATACTTAGTTACTGCGTCCGAGGAATCACAGTGAGGACAAGGGATGTGGTACTCGATGGCGTTACCATGGGGGATTACCTTAGCCTTCACGATTAATCAACTCCAAGATAGCATCTAAGTATGTAAGCCTGTCCAAGTGCCACGCCTTGCCACGCTCAGAGGAAGCCATGTTAGCCCCAAGGGTCCAAGCGTGCTTCCAACTTTCAAGGAACTCGATGCACTCCTCCTTAGAGGGAGAGGACATAGAGAAGAATCCCAACCAGAATGATATTCACAAGACACATACCCACCGTTGTCCAGTGATACGTACTGACCTCGCTCTCTAGGTGTTCGATGTGTTCGTGCAGGGCTTCAACGTAAGGATCATACTCAAGGTTCTTATTAACGATCATGCGGGTTAATCCTTCTGCTTGAGAAGATTATTACAGAGCCGATTAAGCGCGTTGTGGTACTTAAGGGCTTCCTCTTTTCTCGTGGGGTTGCGGGCACGCCTCAAGTTCTGTTCTTCGCTCAGAAGCCACAGGGAATACGCCTTACGTTCCTTCTGCGACATGCCGGTTAGATTCAAAGGTCGATTGTACTGCACTTAGTTCCTTACTCCCACTTAACTGTTTCAACACGGCTTACCTTCCCGTGATATTTGAACACTAGCACAAAGTCAATAGCAGCACTGGACCCAAGAAGGGCTTGGGCATAGTCACGGGCCATGTCCTCCGAGATAGCATACTTGAACTCGAAGTCAGAGGTTCCGTCCTTGTTCCTGCGTTCAATAACCCAGTCGTGGGTAGCAGTCCCTTGAATGGATTCAGCTTCTTCAAGCGTAATCACAAAAGTTCTCCTTACCGTTCAAAAAGGCTTGCGCGCGGCGGCCGACCATGTTCATGCGAACCAGAAACCACGAGAGGTTCCACCGCGCTTCGTCAATGATAACGAGATCATATCGGCGCATGTCTTTGGTCTCCGTCTCGCGCTCTTCCACGCGGGCAAGGTCGAGGTGGGTCATGGGGCGGCCTCGCGAACATCACATTCCGTTCCCCAAGTGCCGCCGTGATGCCCCAGGTTGCGGTCGATGAAATGGCCGCCGAAGCGCTCCTGCTTCTCAATGATCCTGTTCATCGTGCGAATAGGGTCTTGCCCCCAAAAGGGCATCGGGGAGGGCTTGGGCGGAACCCATGTGCAACGCCCTTGCCCCATAGGCGACAGCCGACCGGATGGCGTGCGATCCCACACAGCGAAGCGGCAGCCAAAGCAAATAGACTTCGCCATCACTTCCCCCCACGCGAACAAGGTTCGCTAACACTCTCGGAGAGAGGTGTGTCGGCGGGCTGGGCGAGCGTGGCGCGGATGGCGCAATCGGTCGAGTGTTCGGTGTTGATGAGGGCATTGCAGGCCGGGTCAGGGCAGCATGAGGTCACGTCGCCGTCATATCCCGTCTGCGTCAGGCCGCCCCATTCGACACGCGCAATCACCTCCCTCAACGCCTTCGCTTCCGCCACCGCAGCATCGCGGGCGGCTTCCAATTCGCGGGCGTAGTCCTGAACCTTGAATGTGGCCTGCGCGTAGAAGGCTTTGTCTTTCGCCCATGCCGCCCGCTCGGCTTCCAGCTTCGCGGAAACGTCTTGCAGACGTGCTTGCAAATCGGCTGATTTGCTCGTGAGCGTGGCGACGTGGGCGGCGAGGACAAGCATGGCATCGTGAATGTCTTTTTTCTCCGTCCAATCGTCCCAAAACAGGTCGAGGGTTTTGAGCGCCTTCGTCAGTTCTGCGCTCGCGGCGGGGGAAGCACCCGTTGGGTGCGCGTGCAAATCAAGTGATTTGCTTGTGTCAGCGGTCATGGGGTTCAGGCTTTCAAAATATAATCGGCGCGAGTTCCGATGCACCATGTGGCGCTATCCCATTGGTCGCGCGGCGGCAGGCGGGCGATGAATTTGCCTTGGTCGTGATGCGGGTCTGGGGGCGAACTGGGAAAGCGCCGATTGATGGAGCGCAAAGTTTTCGTGACCGGCAGAATGTGCTTCCGCGACGGGCGAAGCCCCATTGCTGCCGCGATCTGCTGGGCGCTTCCCATGCTGTTCCGCAAGCCGCGCAAGGCGCGCATAACGGACAGGTCGCGCTCTGTGAAATCCCCGCTCATGGCGCACCTGCGAGGGCTGCGCGGGCGCGGTGATCAAGGGCGAGCTTGTGGAGCATGTTCAGCGCCCCGTCGAGCGCGCCGATCCGCGCCGTAGTCAGAGCGAGGTCAGTGACCTGCGGTCCCAGCGCCTGAAGCTGGCTGATGATTTCGACCGCTTTGTCTTCGATGCTCATCCTCTCTTCTCCTTCAGCGGGGCGGTTAAGGCACCGGGTTAAATTAGAACCAATCCGCAGAAACCTACCTTGGTAACTTAGGCGCAATCTGCGGGTGCAGTCAAGGGGTCATCAAAGGTTTCCGAAAAAAGAAAAATAGAATGGTCCCTATAGTACCCCTAGGGGTGAATCCCTAGGCTGCCTTAGCCGCCCTAGGCTAATTTATTAATATCAAAGGTTATTTTTAATTAACTCAAGGACATATCCTAGGGCCAATCATGTACATCCTCTTGGATTCGAATCCCTAGGATAGGGAGGTAGGGATTGTGAAAAGGCGTTTCAAGAGGCAGAACTGAGACACCAAGGAAAAATCGGTGGATTAAGTCAAGATTGCAACAATCCGTTACTTTACGGTTACGTTAAGGGGAAAAGCCCTTAGGGTATAAGCCCCTGTAGACTTTTGCACTTAAGAATTAGTCGCTAAAATCCTCAGTCTTCTACTGGGAAAGCTCCGAGGTATTCAGAATCGTCAAATTTGTCTTCGTTACCGTATGCTTCGGCAACCTCTTTCGATGGGTGAATTAATACCCCCCAAAATACTTCCCCGGCTTCTCGGTGGAGACCATTGAGAATGTACGGACCCAAGGCTTTCCACTTATTCCGCCAACGCTTTGGGGGTTCTGACATAGGGCTATCGTCGCCCTCAGGGGTGAGGTCCGGGGTGTGGGTAATCTTCAACAGGTCTTGCAGGTCCATCGTTATCAATCTCCAAAGGATTCAAAGGCCTCTCTGAGGCGAGCTTCTAGGGTGTCTAGATAGTCCTTCAGTTCGGAGGCGTAACCCTCAAGGTGTTCCCTTATGTCACTTACGGGCACGCCCCGGCTTGCGCTGGCCATCTGAATTACCACGGCACGCACAAGGGTTAGGGCCGTGGCTATCTTACACAATTTTCTTTCGGAATACCCGGCAAAGGGGTGGTCAAAGGGCAGGTCAAAGGAATGCGCCCCCGAATCGGGAGCGCCCTTGCTTGTGTAGTCATCCGAGTAAGGCATCGCTATCGCTCCGCCCAAGGTTTCAACTGGGCTTCATGTTCGGGGGTCAGTTCGTGTTTTTTCTTAGTCACAGTGATCCACGCTCCAAATAGATAAGGGCTTCAGACACGTTGTTCTGATAGAGAAGGGACTTGACGTGGACAAGCATGGGGTCAGTTTCCTTTTGCTTCTCGTCCACAAGTTCCTCTAGGTGTTCCTTGTCCTTCTCAAGGAGTTTAATCTGATTCTCTAGGTCTGTGACCTCTTCCTTCAGATTGTCAATCTCAAATTGGTAATCATCCGCTTCAGTTATCTTTGCCCTTGCTAGTGCGTTCTCAAGCAGGTCAACGCGGTACGACCACCACCTGTCACGTTCAAGGTAGTATTCGTCTTTGGCCACAAAGCGCGGGGGCTTGTAAGTCTGGCTAGAGGCATCCCACCTAGACAAGCGGCGGATGGATTTCTCGGTCTTGCGGCCTAGGTGCCAGTTGTCACCCCAAGCCCTAGCGGCCCATTGAACCCAAGGAATCGTTGTGTTTGTCATGTTTAGTACCTCTTAGGTATGTATGACTCGGGTTATCCCAAAAACTTTTAGCATGTCCCGGCATCCGGGGCAAGGTTTAGCTAGGGCCATTGCAAATGGGCCACTAACCCCTACCTTGCGCGCCCTAGCAACGTACAAGGTAGCACGGGACCAATCATCGAACCCCTCTCGCCTTGCCTTAAGTATGGCGTCCATCTCCGCGTGAAGGTGTCCACTCAGGGGCTTGAACCTCTTAGCAAGGGGATGGGTCTTATGGGAGTTGAATCCGACAGAGATAACCCGCCCTCGCTTGTCCACTAGGCACGCAGCAACCCTAGCCCGGAAGACTTGGGGACGCCTAGACGCTAGGTCAAAGAGGGTGTCAAGCATCAGTCAGGCTCGACTACGTGTTCAATCCAAATCTGACTTGTATCGTCCCAGACTTGCTTATACGTGTAACCCCAAGTCTTGCCTCGGGCGAACAGCCAGCCAAGACATAGCGCCCCGGCTAGAGGAACAATGAAAGTGAGAATTGTTAGCATGTTTGTTAATCCCAGTAATCCATAGGAAGGTCATCGGGCGGTCCATCAAAGAAACAGACCTGCTCATAAACGTCTAGGGCGTAAGACTGGGCGTCAGCTTTGTCAGAGTGAAAACATGAGACCTCGGTCCAAGAATTGGCACTAGCAAGGGCCATGCACCATTTAAGGGTGCTATTCTGCCACCAGACGCAAGCGTTAGTCGTGGGAAGGTCAGGAAACATGGTATTAACCTCCGTCCCATTGTCTAAATGTTATCCGGTGTGTGTACTCCCGTCCCCAGTCATAGTAATCAAGCAACGTTCCATCATCGTTATCTGGGGGAGAAGTTGTCACAGAAGTGCGGAATTCCCAAGCGCCCAAAGCGAACCAATAGATTTTCTTAAGCATCGTTAAATCTCCAAGAGAGGGGCAAGGCGGCGGCAAGGCTTAGCAAGGGTTTCCCCATGCTCCATATCAATGCGCTCCCGCCCCGGCTTGTCAAGAGGGGTTAGAGAAGCGAGAACAAGGCTGACAACCTCGCAAGCCTCGAACGTGAAAGCGCCTATGGTGACGTACCTGTACCCGCCGTGGCGTGTGTCAAGGTGCGATCCGCCTAAGGCCCTAGGCTGGCTGAAACGCGGCATAATTTATTCGCTCCCGTTGATTGCTAGGGCTCGGGTCAAGGTAGGCTCTTTAGCTAGGTCTCGTTCCAACTTCTCCCACAGGGCGTCAAGTTCCGCCTTGTCGCAAGGGTCGCTAGGGTCTAGCCAGTGTTTTTCAAAGGCAATCCAACCCTTGAAAGCCTTGCGGACCTCCTCTTTAGCACCCTCTAGGGTAGTTCCTATGGCTGCAAGAGTGCCGCTTGCGTAGTTAGCAAGAGCCTTTGACTTCCAAACGTAAATCATGGTGCTAGCCAAAAATAGGTGGGATGTGCGGAAAGGCGGGGTTGTCGCCCTTCAACTTCATGATTGATTCAACATAAGCGTAACCCCCGCCCTTGTTCAATTCCTTGGCTTGCTCAAGGGTTGTGTCACGCGGAAAGGCGTTGAACCGCTCCGGCCCCAGTTGCCAGTAGGAAGCCCGATAGGTTGTCATGATGTGCTTAGGATATGCCATAGAGCTATTCTCCGAAGTAAAAGCAAGAGGCGAAGGCGAGAAGGGCGTCATTAAAGCCCTCGTGATTCTCGTGGCCCCGGTACTCGGTCCAAGGCGTTTCCCAATCTTGGAACTCAAGCCGGGCCGTCTCAGGCTCTCCGTGCTCGTTAAGTTCCCCGGTTAGTTGGAGAGAGGGACCACCGAAGGTTAGCAAGATGCGGTAATGGGTGGGCTTGATATCGTCGGCCCCTACAGCGTGCCAGCTTGTGCGGACCTCAACGCTCAGGACGGATTCCGTAATACGATCCCGCGCCTCGTCCATAGCGCCATCGGCGTCGGCTTCCGTAGCCGCGTCCAAGGCTGCGACCATCTCAAGGATGGAATCGGCCCAAGCGTTGGCGTTCAGGAATCCATTATCGCGGGCATCAGAGCGCATGTCAGTGATGGTAGGCATGTCTATAAACCTCTCTTGCTTAGAGAAACACCAAGAAACTAGGCTATCGCTACTCACTAGCGCACCTAGGCTTGGGAAGGCCAAGGGTGATGTTCCCCTTGGCTAACCGAAACCTAAGGGTAAAACTCTTGGTAACGCTTAGACATAAGTTCTCGGGTGCCTGCGTCGTCTCTATAACCGTTTTTGTTACGCAGACAAGTTTCTTTGTCCATATAGCCGGAGGTGACAAGGCGGTCAGAGTGGCTGACATAACGCCAATAACCTCCAAGATTCTCTAGGTTCCACCCTGTTACGTCAAGAATTTTTGCGGGCATGTCTAAGCCGCTCCTTGTGTAAGGTTCTCTAGTTTCTTTGCCGCCTTGTGTGCGCTGGCGCTTGTCCTGTACGCCTGAAAGTCTCCGATGGTGCTTACCTCGCCAGTGTCCCAAAAGATAGCCCGGACGGAGTAAAGGCGCGGACCCTTATTCCGTATGCCCTCATAGCGTTCGCTTGTCACGAAATAAGAGCAACGCCTTACGTTATCCAGATAGAACCTATCCGAGACACGGGACGAAAAGAAACGCATGGCTTCAGGTTTGAACCAATGACGGCCAGCGCCCTCGTTCAGCTTGTGGGCATCATCGGCGCAATAGACCGGAATACCGGCATAGCGATTGAGTGTGACAGACATGTCAGGTTACTCCAAAGGTTCAAGGGTTCCGTCAGTGGTGCGATACATGCAGCGATATTCTATGTGTTTACCCATGACGTTGCGAGCCTCGTTAGCGTAATCTTTTGCCACACTGTCAACATTGAACGCCGCAATCGTTTCCCAATAACGATCATTGTTCCACTTACACTGCACAAGATAGCGCAATTCGCTGTATTCACCGAAACACGACATAGAGGTCACTCCCAAAGGTTAGAGGTGGAGCGGGACAGGGTAAGGGACCGGCCATCGCCCAAGGATACACCAGTCTCAAACAAGAACACGTCAAGGCGGCTCATATAGCGAAACCTTGGGCCTAAGTCCATATAGGATTCCAGAGATTCCAAGTGGCTTGGGGCGGGTGTTTCGGGCGTGGTGTTACGTTCCAGCATGTGACGGGTTATTCCTATGTTAGTTTGTGGGCAGGATAGGCGCGAATCATCGGGCACAAGCGGCCCTCCATGCACTCAGGGTAAAACGCGGCCCTAACTTTTTCGGCCTGCTTGTCCGCAGTATCCCAGTTAGGCGCACTGAATCTAACCGTCATCGGCTGATTCGACCAGCCCATATGATAGGCGAGCCGGGGGTTACGCAAGCCAAGGCGCTTGGCAGTCTCAAGCAAGGTTTCGGGCTTGTGAGTCGCATCGCTGATACCAGAGCCAGTCAATTCAAAGCGTGCCATGGGTTAGGCCTCCAAGGTTGCCAGAGTGTCGATGAAAGCAAGGATAGCAAGAGTTTCCTTTGCCTTAGGCGTGCCGGGGTATTCCTGCTCTACATGCACCCTGTAAGCGTCGGTGCTGTTGAACGTCCGACACCCTGCCTTGATGATAAGGCCCTTGTCTTCGGTCTTGAAGGCGTGGAAACGGTATCCCCCGTTCTGTCTGTCAATCTGGGTGATAAGGCGGATCAAGGATGTTTTACAGCCCTTTTTGTCAAGGATGAAGGCCCCAGACAGATAGGCCCCAGACAGATCGGCCCCAGACAGATCGGCCCCAGACAGATCGGCCCCAGACAGATAGGCCACAGGCAGATAGGGCAGAGACAGAAGCGCGCGAGACAGGTGGGGCGAATGCAGTACGGGCTGAGACAGATGATACAG